TCAGGCCCCAGTCGCCGCCTCAACTTCCGCATGATTCTGCGAAACTTGGGGGGCATCGAGTGGCCTCAGGGGGCGTTGTGGGTGGTCAAGTGTGGGCAAAATGTGGGCACGCCGAGCGTCGTCCATCGCCGCACCAACCGCATCGAGATCGTCCTCAAAGAGGTCGGCGTAAACGTCGAGCGTCATCGCCGCCGACGCGTGCCCGAGCATCCGCTGCACCGCCTTCACGTTCGCTCCAGCCTGGATGGCCAGCGACGCGGCAGTGTGGCGAAGGTCATGCGGCGTGATGACCGGGAAAGTACTGTCGATCGCTCGGCATCGCTTTACGGCGCCGGAGAACCAGTTACGGCCCGCCGCCGGCGCCGACTGATGCGTCACTCCGTCGCCGATGACGAGCGCGTCGGGCCCGCGTCCTTCGACTTGTTCGAGCAGGTCAGCGAGGAGGAAGGCTGGGACAGGCACAGTCCGGGCGCGGTGCGTCTTTGGTGTGCCAGGGATGATCTTCCCTGCCACGGTTACGGCGTTGCGAGAGACGCGCAGGCGCTTCCGCATCTGGTCGATGTCGGAGACGTGCAGTGCGGTCGCTTCTCCCCATCTAAGACCGGTGTAAGCGAGCAGGTTGACCAGCAACGAGTGCTCTTTGGCTTCGCGGGCGAGGTGGGCGACCTGCGCGTGTGTGAGGTAGGCGTGGCGTCGGCCTACCTTACGTGGCAGCTTCACTCCTCGGGCAGGGTTCGACGCTATGAGGCGGTCGCGTGCGGCCGCATCGAGCACCGCGGAGAGCACGCTATGAGCGCGGTGCACTGTCGTAGCGCCCTTCGGCTTCCGCACCCACTCCCCTTCCTCGGGGCCAGGGATGCCCGCGGTGAGTTCCGACACCCACGCCTGGATCTCGGAGTAGGTGATCGATGCGACTTGACGACCACCCCATTGGGGTTCGACGTGTGTGCGCCACGACCCCGCGAACGCCGCCATAGAGGACGGTTTGAGGTGCGTCTGCGCGGCGAGCCAGGCCGCACCGATCACTCGGATCGTGGTGCGTCCGGCCTGCGGGTCGATGTATTCGCCAGTCGCTTTCGAGATCGTCGTCGACGCGAGGAACAGTTCAGCCTCACGCTTCGTCTTGAAGCCGCGCTTGTCGGTCTGGGCGCCGTCCGGCTTCCGATACCGGACCCGGTAGCGCTTCCCCGCCGCGGTGTCGTAGGGCTTGATCGTAGCCATCAGCGCCCCTCGTGGGGTGGCTCGAGTATCGTGTTCACTGGTTCACCTTTCGAGGTGGATCGTCTGGCCCTCGTGGCGTGGTTCTTGCTTGCCGGCGGAACACGCCACGAGGGCTTTTTCTGTTTCTAGGCGAAGACGCCGCAGCGCATACGGCGTTCGCGACGAAGGCTGTGGCGGAACATGCCGTCCTCGTCGTAGTCCTCGTCGGCGAGCTCGCCGAAGATGTCGCGCGGCGCCGCGAGCGCCTGCGCGTGCAGGTGGTGCTGCTGGTACAGCTCGACAATGCGGCGGGTGGTGCCGAGGCGGCGGGCGATCGCAAGCGGGTGCGGATCATCGATCTCGGCCGGCATGTACTCCTCGAGCCGGATGAGAATCTTCGACGCATAGATCCAGGCACGGAGCTCATTCGCTTCGGTGCTGCAGCGGTCGCCGTAGTGGCGGTGTGCGAGCTCGTGCGCCCCGGTCTCGGCGGCCTGCTCTTCGTCGAGCCTGTCGCTGATGAGAGTGAGGTCCTGGTCGGCGAGGTAGATGCCCCGCATAGGCGGCGGCAGGGATGCGAACGCGAGGCGTGCGCCGACACGTTTCGCTTCGTCAAGGACTCGTTGCATGTTGCCCCCTACGGCAGTTCCTGGGATTGCTCTTGTTCTTCTTCGATGCCGTCGCGTTCGTCGGCGGCGAGGGCGACTCCGCTGCGACGGAGAGCGTCGACGTCGACCTTGCCGACGTGAGGGAGGTCATCATCGGATCCGCCACTGACATTCGGCTCGGGGTAGTCGGCGGGGTTGAGGGGGTCCGTGAGCGCTTCGGTGGCGATGCCGCGACGGGCCCGGTCAAGGATCTCCTGGGCGAGCTGCTCGTCGGTGGCTGCGGCGAGAGCGACCCCTGCGCCGGCTGCGAGCGCTTCGGCTTCGGTGAGGAACCCGAAGCGGACGAGCAGATCGACGGGCTCGAGGTTGTCGTAGGCGCGGGCGATACCGATGAGTGTTTCGGCCTTGATGCCGGCCTTGATCTGCCTCGTGATGGTGCTCGGGTCGAAGCCCGCTTTGAGGGCGATTGCTCGCACGCTTCGTTCGCCGGTGATCTCGATCAGGAGGTCTGTTGCGTCGGTTTCCATACCTAGATCATGATGCATCTTTGCATCATTTGCAAGCGAGACTTCCGCATGATTATGCGAAATCGCATTACAACAATGTAATTCTGTGGCATTTTCTCCACACATTGATCCGATTCTGTGGCACACTTGCATCATCGCAAGGCAACAACGCATCAGAAAGGATCACGATGGCAGCGACAATTCGGATCAAGGAAGGGCTGCTGAAGCGACTCCGCGAGTCCCGCCAGATCCCCACCGAGGAGGTGCAGGCGCGAATGATCGGCGTCGACCGAGTCACCCTTCGCCGCATCGACGGTGGGGCATCGCCCTCGGCCGCGTTCATGGCCGGAGTTGTCGAAGCTTTCGGCCTCGGCCTCGGCGAGGCGTTCGACGTCGTCAGCACCAGCACGGTAGTCGAGCAGCCTGAGGTCCGCGAGGCGGTGGCGTCGTGAGCGCCGTCGTCTCCGCCATCCGCCCGTCTGCTGTGTCGGCGCCGGTCTGGCTCTCCCCCGCGCAGGTGTGTGAGCAAATCCCCGGCATGACCGAGGAGATCCTCTCCGAGCGTCGCAAGAAGAACCTCGCCCCCCGCTACTTCAAGCCGTCGCTCAAGACGGTCATCTACGACCAGTCGGACATCACCGAGTGGATCCGCTCGACGGCATCTGAGCCGCGCGCGTAGCAGCCCCACTCTTCTCCAGCTTCATCAATCCGACGCCACTGCTGGGTGGCGCGGTCTCTCACACCCATTTCCGGAAGGAAACCTCATGGACCCCTTGTTCATCGTCGGGATCGTGCTCGTCGCGGTCTGCGGCACCTACCTCGTGCACACGCTCCGGGTCGAGCGGCGCCGGCGTCGGAGTGAGCGTGCGCTCGTGAAGATGCTCGAGCTCGCGAACGATGCGATCGAGAACGAGATCCGGCGCGGCCCCCTCACAGCGATCCCGGTGGACTCGCCCGAGGGGCGGGCGATTCTCGAGCGGATCCGCATGGGGTGCGAGTGCCCGAACTGTGAAGAGTCGCGGCGGATCGCGCACGCTGAGGATCAGAAGCGGGGCGAGCAGTGAATGCGCGCCGCACGGACACGAAGGTGCTCCCCGTCGCTGGTGGTGTGGCGTCTCCTGTGCGGGCTCGCGATCACGTCGCTGCTCGTCACGGTGGCCGGCCTGATCCCGCCCGGATGGGTGGCGGTCGCCGCGGTGCCGGTGTGGGTCGTCGCTGGCTGCGTGCTCGTGGCTGGGTGGCGCGACTCGCAGAGCGCATGCCGAGGGCGACCCGATGACGTGGCAGCCGAGGTTCGCGTTCCGGGCCGGTGGCGAGCCGCTGCCGAAGGAGCGGCCGAGGGCGACGAAGACCGGCAGGTCGTTCACGCCGAAGCGCACCCGGGAAGCGGAGGGGCGAGTGCTCGCGGCGTTCCGGGCGGCTTACCCGAACGCTGAACCGCTCACCGGTCGCCTGCTGGTCGAGGCGCGCTTCTACCGGGCGACGCGGCGCGGCGTGGATGCCGACAACCTCGCGAAGCTCGCGATGGACGCCCTGAACGGGGTCGCGTTCGTCGACGACGAACAGATCGAAAAGTTCATCGTCGAGCGCCACTACGGCGCCGGCGACCGGGCCCGCACTGAGGTGCGGATCTACGAGAAAGACTCCCCCGCCTGACCGGGCTGGGGGCAACGGAAGGAAACCCATCATGGTACTCAAGTACACGTCGAAGCGTCCCGACGAGGAGCTCGACGGCATCCAGAGCCTCGAAGACCACTTCAAGGGCCACCAGCCCGGTGACGTGCTCGCGGTCGTCGTCGTCAGCGGTCACAGCATCGTCGAGCGCCTGGCCGACGGTGCTCGGACGGCGACTGTGCGGATCAAGCAGATCGAGCCGGTTACAGGTGCAGATGCGCAGACGGTGCGCACGCTCCTCGCTGAGCGGTATGAGCAGCGCACGGGGAACGCTCCCCTGGCGCTCGAAGGCATCGAGGAGGGTGCTGACGAGCTGCCCTCGATCCCGTGGGGCGGTGAGGAGCAGTGAGTCTCACGTTCACCGATCTCGATCCGGTGCCCGCGCTGCTCGACCTCGAGTCGCGTGCCGGCGCTTCGGACCAGGACCGCGAGGCCTGGCTCGCCGAGCGGCGTCAGGGCGTGACCGCGACCGAGCTCGCAAAGATCATGACCGCCAGCAACCGCGATGTCGCGATCCAGGATCTCGTGCGCAGGAAGCGCGACGGCGACCCCTTCACTGGGAACGCGTACACCGAGTGGGGGAAGCAGCGGGAGCCTATCATCGCGGCTGATCTCGCAGGGTTCGGGGTGGTGCCCGAGTCCCGGGTGATCCACGCCGCCGTGAACTCGCGCTACCTGGCCTCCCCGGATGGGGTGTCAGTCGATTTCGACGGGAACCTCATCCTCGACGAAATCAAGACCTCGGGGAAGCTGCTCCCGAAGGGTTCGGCGGCGCTCGCCGCAACCGGGTACGAGTGGCAGATGCAGTGGTGCTGCTACGTGGCCGGCGCGATCGGGTGCTGGCTGAATGTCGAGCAGCGCCTCGGACAGCCCGGCGACTTCCGTCCCGGTGATCGCTCCCGCGAGTACTTCCCCCGCGACGAGGGGATGGTCGCGCAGCTCGTCGAGGTCGCTGACCTGGTGCTCGCTGCCATGGACTACGACGAGGCGCCCGAGATCGACGAAGAGCAGGACACCAACGCCCTCAACTACCTCCGGGGCCTCGCCGCCGAGAAGGAGGGCAAGGCGCTCAAGGAGGCCTCGTACAAGGCGACCATCGAGCGAGGCATCTCGCAGGAGTCCCCGCTCGCTCGGGTGACGATCACGCCGGGCACCCCGGATGAAGAGTTCGACGACGAGGTGGTCGACCTCGAAGCGGCGGAGGCGGCGCACCCGAAGGAGGCGCAGCAGCTCGCCCGGGCGAAGGCCCGCGTGACGAAGCTGCAGGCCGCGTTCGACGAGTTGGCGAACCATCACACGAAGACGGTGCGAGCCGTGAAGAAGGGCAAGCCGGCGCGGGCAACGATCACCGCCGGCAAGCAGACGAAGGAGGCGAAGTGATGGGCACTGAGCTCATGGAGAAGCTGCCGCAGGACGCCAACATTCAGGCGTGGTCGGCCTCGCAGTATGCGCTCATGCAGCAGCTCGGTCTCGTGGATCGCAGCAACTGGAAGGGGAAGCAGCCCGACGCGCCGCTCGGCGTGATCGAGGCGTTCCTGATGCAGTGCCAGCGCACCCAGCTCGACCCCGCTGCCCGGCAGATCTACGCAGCGGAGATGGGTGGGAAGTGGACGGTGCTGATCTCGATCGACGGGTTCCGCCTGATCGCTGATCGCACTGGACTCTACCGGGGCAAGAAGCCGACGGAGTGGTGCGGCGACGACGGCATCTGGCGGGACGTGTGGCTGTCCAGCGAACCCCCTGCCGCGGCGCGTGTCGCGGTGATGCGAGAGGGCTTCTCAGAGCCGCTCGTGGCGGTCGCCACCTACGCTGGCTACTGCCCTCGTGACCGGAAGACCGGTGACCTCAAACCTTCTGGGCAGTGGATCAACAACCCGTCGAACCAGCTCGCAAAGTGCGCGGAGATGCTGGCGCTCCGGCAGGCTTTCCCGAACGAGCTCTCGGGCCTGTACGGAACGGAAGAGATGCAGCAGGCGGGCACTGCGAAGCCCGTGCAGCGCGCGCCGCAGCCTGCACCCCAGGCCGCTCCGTCTCCCGCCGCGGAGGAGGAGCCCGTGGAAGCCGAGGTCGTCGACGATGCACCGTCGTTCGAGCCGGCGGCGTGGGTGGAGCGCGTGCAGCAGTGCCTCGCGACCGAGGACGCGACTATCGCGGTCGACATGCTGCGCACGCTCTACGGGGAGGCGAAGGAGGCGGGCCTGCTGCGCCAGGTGCTCGTCGAGGACATGACCGTCGACCAGGTGCTGCGCGGCGCGAAGGCCGAGATCCTCGCCAGGGGTGAGGCGTGAACGCCATGCCGCACACCGCCGCGGAGGTCGAGGGGTGGGTGGCGAAGATGCGGCAGGAGATCGCGATCGAGCCGCCCGCCCCGGGCACCATCCGCACCCCCGACGAGATCATCTTCCAGCTCGAGCGCGTCGACTCCGTCGCGAACAAGGCGCTGTGGATCGTGAAGGAAGCCGACAGGGTGCGCGGGGACGCGGCCGAGGTGCTGCTGCGGGCGAAGTCGAAAGCGCAGGCTGGCGCTGAGGGGAAGAACGCGGCCGAGCGGACAGCGGCGGTGGATCTCGCGACCGAGCAGGAGCGGGCGGAGGAGGCCGCGGCGCAGATCGCGTACCGGTATGCGAAGGGCCTCGCCGACCTTGTCGACTCCCGCAAGAGCAGCCTGCAGACGCAGTCGAAGCTCGTGCTCGCCACGTACCAGCTCGCCTCGAACCCGAGGAGGGCGTGATGGTGAAGCTCGAAGAAATCCACGTCGGCGACGTCGTCCGCGTCGATGACGATCCGCAGCCGTGGCGGGTGGAGGGGCGGACCCGGAAGGGGATGCTCACGCTCGAGGCGCTGCACGCGATGAACCGGATGCGGTGGGAGGGCGTGCACGAGTTCCGTGTGCAGAAGTCCGGGGTGTTCGCATGAGCAACAAGCGGACCGGCCGGATGCCGCAAGAGCATGTCGACCTCCTCGAAGAACGCTCGGGAGGCATGTGCGAGTCGGGGTGCGGGAAGCGGGCAACGCAGATCCATCACCGCCGCTTCACGGGGCGTGGCGGGAAGCACAACATGGCGAACCTGCTCGCGCTGTGCGGGTCGGGTAACCACTCCGGCTGTCACGGCGTCGCCCATCAGGGGCACGCGCCGGCCGGGTGGGCGATCAGCCGGCACGAGCGACACCACGAGGACGCGGTCCCGTTCGTAGATCTCGGAGGCAGGACGTGGTGGCTCGATGACGAGGGCGGCAAGCATGACCGCCCGCAACACGCAGGAAGGAGATGAGAGAGATGGCAGAAGGATTCGCAGCGATCCCAACGTGGATGTTCCGTGAGCACGAGCGCGTGTCGCTCTACGCCGTGATGGTGTTCGGCGCCCTGGCAACTCGCGCGGGACTCAGGGGGAACTATCCGTCGCAGGCGACGCTCGCCGACGAGGCGCGCTGCTCGGAACGGAAGGTGCGTGATGCGCTCGCCGAACTCGAAGCGCTGGGCGTGGTTGAGCGGGTCAAGCGCGGCTCGAAGGCCGGCGGCCGACTTCCCGACGGTTACCGCCTGATGGATCGCCCTCTCAGTGCGCATGAGTTCCCGGCACCAGGTGCCGGAAAGGCTGGGGGGTTTCCGGCACCGGATGCCGAGGTTACCGGCACGAGCGAGCATTCGTACCTCTCTATAGAGGTAGATAGTTCTGAGGTAGATACCTGCGCAAATGCGCATGCGCAGAGTGCGCACTCCTTCGATGAGTGGTGGCAGGTCTACCCGCTCAAGAAGGACAAGGGCCGCGCACGCATCGCGTACAAGGCGGCACTCAAGAAGACGGCGCCCGATGTGCTCTTCGCTGCTGCAGTCGCTTACCGGGATGACCCGAACCGTGCGGAGGCGTTCACGAAGTATCCCGCGTCGTGGTTGAACGCTGAGGCGTGGGAGAACGGTCCCCTCCCGCAACGCTCGACCGCGACCGGTGGGACCGCGGTGGAGCGCATGGCTGAGCGTGCTCGGGCGATGCAGGCCGAGGGGGTGCGCCGTGAACTCGGAGCATGACGGCAAGACGCACGCGGAGCGCGCCGCCCTGGCCTGCACGGCGGGCGATCAGGCCCGCCTCGGCCAGTCGGTCACCCTCACCGGTTCTGAGGCCGCAGATCGCCGCCCGCGAGTGGCGTCTCAGAAGGAGGCGTTCGAGCTGCTCGCGTGGGCGGCAGCGTTCGACGGACGCGAGCGCGGCCCCTATGAGGCTGCGGCGTGGGCGGAGGCGCTGCACGGCCGCCCGTGTGAGGCCGTGAAGGACGCGATCACGGAGCATTACCGGCGCTCCCGCTACCCCGTCATGCCGGCGAACGTCATCGAGATCATCGAGGAAGGAGCAGCGCTGTGACCGCGCTCGAATACGACCCGGCCACCGAGGCGTTCATGCTCGGCGCCGTGTTCGCGCAGCCGTCCCGCATCTGGGAGATCCGGCAGATTGTCCGCGAGACGGACTTCTCGGTCCCCCGGAACGCGGCCCTGTTCTCGATCATGTGCGACGTCGCTGACCGCGGCGATACCGTCTCCCCGATCACGGTGAACGACCGTAGAGTCGCTGCGGGCCGCGCGCACGAGTTCGATGCGACCTACCCGCACGAGGTCAACGGGGTCGGAGCGTACGGCTTCCAGGCAATGCAGTTTGCGGAGATCGTGCGCCGGCACGGCGAGCGCCGCAAGCTGCACGAGGCCGCGGCCGGCATCCAGGAGCTCGCCGCGTCGGGTGACGCGGAGGGCGACATCGTGGAGAAGGCCGCTGGCATCATCGCTGAGTTGCGCGACGGCACCCTCAGGGAGTCGCGTCCGATCGGGCAGGTGTTCGGGGCGCTCGTCGACGAGATGAGCACGCAGGCCCCGTTCACGCCGACGCCGTGGCCGTCGCTGAACGCGATGGTGGGTGGGATTCGGCCAGGCAGCCTCTACACGGTCGCCGCCCGCTCCGGCGGCGGCAAGAGCATCTTCGGCTTGCAGCTCGCTCTCCACATCGCGGAGCTCGGGCAGCGGGCCGGGTACGTGTCGCTCGAGATGACCGAGAAGGACCTTCTCAAGCGGCTGATCTCGATGATGCAGGGCATCCACCAGTCCGCGCTGCAGAATCACCAACTCACGGATCAGGGGTGGGCGTCGGTGCGGGCGGCCGAGCAGGCCGTAGGGGTGCTGCCGTTGGAGGTGTATGACCGCCCCGGCGCCCGGTGGGAGGACATTACTGGTTTCGCGAATGCCCTGCACCGGAAGGGCGATCTGGGGTTGATCGTGATCGACTACCTCGGCCTCGTGAAGTCCCCGCCGGCGTCGAAGTCGCGGCAGCAGGATCTCGAGGACTGGGCGAACGCCGCGAAACAACTCGCGAAGCAACTCGGCTGCGCGGTCGTGATCCTCGAGCAACTGAACCGCAACATGACGAACCGGCCCAACCCGCGCCCCCTGATCACCGACCTGCGCGGCTCCGCGGGGCTTGAGCACGCATCTGATGCGGTCGTGCTCATGCACCGCGGCGAGAAGAAGCTGCAGGGCCGTGTCGTGAAGACCAGCGACATCGACTTCATCGTCGCGAAGAACCGGCAGGGAGAGGCCGGTACCAGGACGCTCCGTTTCGAGGGGCAGTTCGCACGCATCGTCCAGAAGGAACACGAAACCACGGCTCTCATCGAGCCGGGAGAGGTATAGATCATGGCCGGAGAGCCGCTCATCACCGTAGTAGGAAATCTCGTCGCCGACCCCGAGGCTCGTGTGTCTCAGTCGGGCAAGTCATGGGTGACGTTCCGCATCGCTTCGACCCCGCGGGTACGCGATCGCCAGTCCGGGGACTGGGCCGACGGCGAACCCCTGTGGCTCGGATGCCGCGCATATGGGGAGTACGCCGACAACATCGCGGCATCGCTCACGAAGGGCATGCGCGTCATCGTGCAGGGCCGCCTCGCGCAGCGCAGCTACACGGACAAGAACGGGGAACAGCGCACCTCCCTGGATCTCGACGTCGAGGAGGTCGGCCCGTCGCTCCGTTTCGCCACGGCCGCGGTCTCGCGCGCCGGCACGGGCCCCGCCGGAGGTGGTTACGCGAAGACCGGGAACGGTCAGCAGCCCGCCTACGGGCAGACCGAGGGCGGCGGCTACGGCCAACCCTCCTGGGGGTCACCAGCGGCACAGCAGCAGGCCGGCGAGGGGCAGCCGTCCCCCGGCGGCTTCGACGACGAACAGCCCTTCTAGGAGGCGATCATCATGGCAATTCAGGAACGCATCACGGTCGAGCTCGCATCGGTCGAGGTCGACGACGAGCTGCGCATCGAACTCCGTCAGGCGAAGAAGCGCATGCAGTATACCGCGTCGCAGGCGAGGGATCTCGCGATCGAACTGATCGACGCTGCTGAGCGGGTCGACGTGCTGATCGTCGAGGACATGACCGAGTGCGGTCTGCGCATGGCGCACGGCATGGTCGTCGCTGACAGCGGGGAGGTCGTGCTGTGAACGCCTGGCCCGACTCCATGAAGACCGGCCCGATCCGCGACTGGCCCGGCACGCTCACCCCAGAGCGGCGCCGAGCACAGTTCAGTGCGACGCTCACGAGCACGCTCCGCACTCTCGACCGCGAGATCTGGAACCTCGTCGACACCCGCGCTCAGCAGAAGTCCGCCGAGCTCCTCATCGCGATCCCCGCGGGCGCGTTCCGCCGAGACGGCCGACCCTACGCGAACGCCCGACCCGAACACCCGGGCGTGATCTTCTCGCTCGACTCCCGCCACGGCCACCTCTCGTACCCATGCGACACGTTCACCGCCTGGCAGGACAACCTCCGCGCGATCGCCCTCGCGCTCGAAGCGCTGCGGAAGGTCGACCGGTACGGGGTGACCCGTCACGGCGAGCAGTACCGCGGCTTCCTCGAGATCGAAGCGACGGCGGCGCCGGCCCGCTTCGCGACCGTTGACGATGCTGTCGCGTTCCTCGCGAGCTTCTCTGCGGCGCCGAGGGCCGCGGAAGCGCCGCCGCGGGTGCTGCTACGGCTCGCTCAGCGCCGCGCACACCCGGACCAGGGCGGGGACGAGGCCGCGTTCCAACGAGTCTCGCTCGCCGAGACCAAGCTCCGAGAGGCGGGCCTGCTGTGAAGAACAAGGAGCGCACCTGCATGCCTGGCCTCGGCCGTGGCACGACCTACTGCGGGCACTTCTCGGCGCCGATCGCGCAGTCGGGGGCGACGTGCAAGGACTGCCAAGCAGCGATCCGCGCCGCCGAAAGGTCAGCGCGATGACTGGGTTAACTACTCGACACAAATCTCTCGTAGAGATCGGAAATCGTTTGGACATCCTTGGGAGATCGTTCGCCTCTCAGACGCGCGGAGATCATTCTTCTTGCGGCTGCCATGATCCTCGGGTACTCGAGGTAGTCGGTTCTGAAACCATCGAGCTCGCGCACATCATCCCAGCCCCAGATCAACTGAATCACTTGTTCGAGGCGCTCTCGAGTCTCCTCATCATGCACGAGACCTGCCTCTTGGAAGAGCATTTCCAGAAGAGGATCTTCGGTGAAGTCTTTACCAGCCAGCAGCTTCTCTCTGGTTCCTTACAATCATTTGACAGACCAAGCCATAGGCCGTCTCGAGATGTACCGCGGAGGCTGCTTCGAGAGTCAACAGTCGTTGAGTCTCGCGTTGCTCTTCCTCGTAGCGTTTCTCCAAGAGGAGCGCTTTCTCTTGTTCGAATCTCTGTCTTTCGGCGATGCCCAGCTGATGCTGACGTTCCTCGGCACGCAGTTTATCTTCACGCTTTGCTGCTTCCTCTCGGACCGCGTCCTCGCGCTTGAACCGTCGCAGATCGGTGAGCCACGTAGTGACGAGGCTGCCACCGAGAGTAAGCACACCGCCTGCAGCCAGCAGTCCGACTTGTCCGGCGAATCCCGCACCATCACTCATGCTCCACACCATACTGGACACCCCCTTGGCCGAATCGAGGTCCAATCATGAGCGCCCTGATCCTGCTCGACCTGTTCTGTTGCCAAGGCGGCGCATCGCGAGGGTACGCGGATGCGGGGTTCGACGTCGTAGGCGTCGATATCGAGCCTCAGCCTCGGTACCCGTTCCCGTTCCTGCAGATGAGTGCGATCGATGCGCTGGTGTGCCTGATGGAAGGAGAGTGGCTGTCGTTCTCCCAGGCGTCAGGGGTGCCGCTCTGGCTTGATCCTGATGCGCTCGCCGCGGTCCACGCGTCGCCGCCGTGTCAGGCACACACGAACGCGCAGAAGATCCAAGGGAACGATCACCCAGACCTGATCGAACCTACGCGGTTCCTGCTCGAGGAGCTCGGCAAGCCCTACGTGATCGAGAACGTACCCGGTGCTCCGCTCCGCGATCCGGTTGAACTCTGCGGCTCCATGTTCGGGCTTGAGACGTACCGGCACCGCCTGTTCGAGACGAACTGGGATCTCACGGCTCCTGAGCACCCTGAGCACGTCGCGCGCACGACGAAGATGGGCCGCCCGCCCCAGCCAGGTGAGTACATGCACATCGTCGGCAACTTCTCCGGCGTGGAGAAGGGCCGAGAGGTGATGGGGATGCCGTGGGCGAACCGTGACGGGCTCCGTGAGGCGATCCCGCCGGCGTACACGGAGCACATCGGCCGACAGCTCCTCACCCATCTCGAGCGGGTGCCCGGATGACCGGCATCCGCCCCCTCACTGAGTCCGAGCTTGCTGTGCTTGCTCGTCTCGATATCACCTCCGAAGACCTGACAGGAGAACACCATGACGACACCTGAGATGCGGATCCTCACCGTCCGGCAGCCCTGGGCTTGGGCGATCATCCACGGCGGCAAGGACGTGGAGAACCGAGCACGGAACCTCGCGGGCGACTACCGCGGACCGGTTGCGATCCACGCAGGCGCTGTCTACGACCGCTCGGCCGACGAGCACCCCGAGATCCGGCGCATGGCCGACGCCCGCGGCGCGAGTTCGATGCGAGAGTTCCTGATCCCGTACGGGCACCTCGCTTACCGGCACATCGCCGGAGTCGTCAACCTCGTCGATGTGCACATGGCGACTCCCGACAGCCTTGGGCGGATCCGCTGTCAGCCTGAGGACAGGGCGCCCGGCGAGTGGCGGCCCGCGTGCAGCCCTTAGGCGCAAGAGGCGAACTACCACCTTGAACTCGCACACCCTCACCTGCTCGCCAAGCCGATCCCGTACCGGGGCGCGCTCGGCCTCCGCCGCCTCGACGACACCACCACCGCGCGGATCCTCGCGCAGATCGGAGCATGACCATGAAGACCACACCTAACCCGACCGCCGAGCAGATCATCGCTCAAGCTGCGCTCGACGCTGATACCGTGCTGCCCGACGCCCTGGATCCCGAGGAGCAGGCTGCCGATATTGGCAAGCTCGCGGCAGAGCGACTCTGCGCTGCTGGTCTGCTCGGGGGCGACCCCACCGAGGAGCACCTGTGCGGGGATTGGCCCGCGCCGTGCAACTGCGACGATTCAGAGACGCATGATGCTGCTGGTGTCGCCCCGCGGGAGCCGTCACCGGTCGCGTCGACTCCGACGGCAAGCGACGATAGCGGTCACGGCGGAGATGATAATCGCGGCGGCCGTGAAGATGGTCCAGAAGACGAGGGGCGCAGTCACCAGGCAACGGTAGCAGGCACCCCGCAGAGGCCGAGCGGGTGCGCCGAGTGCCACCGCGCTTCGGGTCACAAGATGGACTGCTCGCATCGCCTTGCTCCGTCTCCCGACCGCGAGCAGCTGATCGCGGAGGCGATCGCGGGCGCTCTCGACTCGGCAGGTATCGAGACGGCGACGGGTGAGGCATGGCGCACCGATTCGCACGAGGTCGTTACGCTGAGCGCCGCAGTGTCAGCAACGCTGAGGGGAGGTGAGCAATGACCACATCAGTCGATGTAGAGCACGCTCGTGTACTTTCTTCGGCGGAACCGACGGCCCTGACTCGGCGATTCGCGCCAAGTAACCCGGACGATGGTCGGGTATGGGCTCGCCATCGAGCGCTCATGCGAGAACGGATACCAGAGCCCGGGGGCAACATATGCAGGGAGTTCGGCTTTGCCCCGAACAGCATCCTGCAACCCATCGCTAATGTTCTCAAAGCCAAGCACTCGTGCCGCGACGCCCTCAGTGGTGTTCACCAGACGCCACTTTTCGGTTCGACCATTTTCGTTGCGCTCGTTGGAGATCTGCCAGACAACGTGACGTGCTTCAGCGCGGATCGCGCGGACCAGTGCATACCCCGCCAGAAACGCAGCCAAGATGCCACCGATTCCACCGAGCCAAGCCGGGAGAGTGTCCGAGAGAGACGTGATCAGTTCCATGACCGAACCCTATCGGGGGTGCAGCATGAACACAGTTGACCCCACCTGGCCCGAGTGGTTCCGCTGGCATCTCGATCAGGCTCCGTTCCAGATCCTGCACATGCGCGAGCTCGTGGAGACGACCGTGCGCGCGCAGGACACCGAAGCAGTACGGGTGTCGGGCGGCAGCGACCCGGCACGGCTCCCCTACAACGCGGACCCGGCCGACGACGCCGACGCCCTTTACGTCGAGCTCGTCCTGTTCGCGAGGGAGGTGTCCGAGCACACCGGGATCCTCGCCCCGGCCCCCGTGCGCAACGGCATGTGGCAGGGCGCGAGCGAACCCCAGGGCCTCCCCGTCTGCCGCCCCGATCAAGCGTTCGCGTGGGCGGGAGAAGTCCGCACCTGGCTCACCAACCAGATCAGCGACCTCGAACAACTCGCGCACGACGGGAAGCTCGGCGACGCCCCCGAACACCTCGTCGGCACGATTCGGGAGATGCGGAGGCACTACCCCCGAGCAGAGCCGAAGTTCAAGGCGTACCGGCCAAGGCCCTGCCCCACTTGCGGACAGCGGACCGTGCTGCCCATCTGGTCAGCAGTCGGTCTCGCAGGCGCGCAGTGCGACTCCTGCGGTGAAGAATGGTCACATCGGGCCGAGGGCAATCTCGATGTTAGCTAGTGAAGGCGAATGCCCAATCGGTGTAGTCAGCGTCAGTTGGTGCGGAACCTTCATCGCGGCTCCAAGCTCGGACTCGAGCGTTGGGTTCAGGCAAGTCGATAGCCGTAGCGTCAAAAATGAAGGTGACGTGATTGGAGTTGTGAAGAATCTTGCCGTTGACGTCCTCAAAGGCACGGAGGACGATTCCGTGCTCATCGAGAACGTCCACCCAGTTGGCTCTCGTCGGCTCGAACCTACAGCGAATCAAGATGCTGCCGTTGCCGCTCTGGGCGCGTGCGATCTCGATCCCAAACTCCCAGGACTTGGAGGTCGAAAGTGGCCCGTCAGTCCGAGTCTCAACAGTGCACACCCCGTCTTCAACGGACAATCGAACATCGAGAGGGCGTGGCCTACCAAAGATCTGGGTCATGCTCAGACCATATTCGCCAACTGTGACCGACTGCAATGATTACGCTCACCTATCGTGAAGCGGCGGTCCGCGTCTGCCGGTCTACGCGCACCATTAAGAGGTGGCGTCGAGAAGGCATGCCAATGACCTTCGACAGCTCTGGTCGCCGGATCGTCAGCGAACAGGTTCTACTCGCAGAGTTCCGACGGCGGCTCACATCAGACCCTGTCCATCAGCAGCGGATCCGCGCCCTGACACGCGACACGCCGCCGGACGACCTTCTTGACACCCTCTCGGTGTCACCCCCTACTGTGATGGTTGAGTAAGTGGGCCGGGAACGCAGAACATGCGCCCCGGCCCTTTCTCATTCCTTCCGACCCGCGGTGTGTGTCGGGCAAGGGCGCCCAAAGCCCGCGCACACCGTCGGATAACCAAATGGTCACGGAAGCGCGCATGCGGGATACATAGACGACGACCGTCTGCCATTATCTCCTCATGAGCACACCCAATGGCGAGCAGCCAACCAACGCCCAGCCCACCTACGCACCGCCGCAACCGCAGTATGCACCCCCTCAGCCCCCTTCCGCGCCGAAGGGTCTCGCGATTACTGCCCTCGTGGTCGGCATCGTCGCATTCCTTCTCGGCCTCATCCCGGTCCTGGGAATCATCCTCGGCTTGACAGGCGTGGCATTCGGAATCATCGCCCTCGTGAAGAAGCAGCCGAAGGCATTCGCGCTGACCGGCCTCATCCTCGCCGCGGTGGCTCTGATCGCTTCCTCCTTCACCACCGCCGGCCTCGGCGCAGCGGTCGAATCCGTAGCGAAAGAGACGGCCACCGCTCAGACCAACGAACCGAGCGAAGCCGAAGCTACTGAACCGGCGGCCGAGCCTAAGCCGGCGGAAGAACCTCAGCCGGAGCCCAAGGAGCGACTCACTCTCGACGAGGGGTGGACTGCTGCTCCTGACGAGTACGGGTTCTCGACTGTCGTAAGCGGCTATGTGTCCAACAACAGCGACAAGGCGATCACGAACTACGTCCAGATCACGTTCGATTCGTACGATGCTGCCGGCGCAAACCTCGGCACGTGCCTTGCGAACACGAACACGATCGACGCCAACGGCAAGTGGAAGTTCGAAGCTCTCTGCCTCGACACCAACGGAGAAATCGCAGAGGTCCGGTTCAAGGAGATCACCGGGTTCTAACCACCTGCCAGCATCCTCACCATCTGAGCCCCGGAGCCTTCACGGCCTCGGGGCTCAGTCGTTCCAGGAGGTGAGCGTGGGCACGCAGCAGATCCGCAATGGCCACGGCCACCGCGCGTACCGTCGCAAGCAGGCTGCGCTCAAGCGCCGCACCGCCCGAGAGGACCTCCCTTGCGGATGGGGCAGCGACTACGGATGCGGCCAACCGATCGACACGACCCTCCCCTACACGGATCCGATGTCGTTCACTGCCGACCACCCGGACGCGCTCGCGAACGGCGGCGACCTTGTGAAGCAAGACCTGCATCCGTTTCATCGGAAGTGCAACCGCGACAAGGGCGACGCCGCCACCGTCGAGATATGGGAGGCAACGTGAACCCGATCATCCTCGCAGTCTCCATGCACGATGCCGCCGAGTACGCGAAGCAGCGCGGATGGCGTCACCACGTCACAGTCACACCCCGCACCGCGTGGGCAGCACGTGGCCGCACCGGCCCCGTCTACGCCACCCAAGCTGCAACAGACCACCCTGACTACGACGCCATGCTCACCCAAGCCGCACCCTGCGCCCTCACCGTCGACCGCGACCGCGTCGCCTAGTCGCGGGGCCGAGAAGGAATCGGGAATCGCCAGGTCAGTGGCTCCTGGCTATCTGGCCGACGCCATGCAACGACGATGTCACGTGCCCACGGATCCGCCATAGTCGCGGCGTACATCACCTTGACAGCACTGCGCGCACCGATCATGCCGGGACAATCCATGCCGATTCGCAGACCAAGCCCGTCAGGTGCCGAGGAAATCACAACGTCGAGCGCATCAACCGAGCTCGTATTCGTGAGGAGGAAGGTGTCGCCGCTCCACCACTCGAAACTCCACGGTGGACTTTGAAAGGCGCTCTCCTGAATCACCAATGATCTCTCGCTGACCTTAGTAGCGCGATCCGCTGCCGCATTCGCGTCGACCTGCGCGCGAAGTGAATCACCTCTCGCGAACCAAGCGACCACCGCTGAAGCTACGGCTGCCGCCGTGCCGCCGAGTGCAATCCAGAGTGCTGCTAGTTCCATGACGACACCCTACCCATCGATAGGAGAAACTCACCATGACTTCAACACTCGGCACCGTCGAAGCGAAGCTCCTCGCCCAGATCGCAGAAGGCGAACCCATCGAGCTCGGCACCATCATTGTCCCGATCAACATCGAGACGTTCGGAAGCCGAGGTATCGGAGAGATCCGCATCGACGAAAGCTCCGTCCGAGCTTCCATCGCTAATGCCCTCGAAAACGGTGCACGGAACATCCGCAACGGACGGTCATAGATATGACTCCGGCACAGGGATACCAAGCCTCTCACTTCATCATCGACGAGGCCCGCCTACTCGGCACCGCACGCACCGATCACGGACAGCCACGCTTCGGGAGGACGAGCTTCGGGCGCATCGACGCCACCGCCGAGCAGTTCAGCTCCTACGTACTCCCAGCGTCCGACGTGGACGGCCGCGCAGCAGTGCGCACAGCCACCGAACGACTCCGACTCGACATCGTCGCCGGTCAGCTCCGCCACGCCTAGCAAGAGACCCCGGGGGTGCACCCCCAAGCCCGTCACGCCGCCACTCTCCCGCTCGGCCGAGGCAGGTATCCCCCCGTGCGAATTCGCGAGGGGTGCGAATTGAGTTAAGGGGGTGCGATATGGCGCGTCCAAAGGCCCCGTGTGGGACGTACGCGGCGTATCGGCGGCATCTGCGGGAGAAGTCCCCGGTGTGTGATGCGTGTAGGGATGCGAAGCGTGCGAATTCGCGTGAGCGGTCGAACTCGGCTGAGGTTCGACGGGAGAAGCAGGTCGCTCGCGAGGCTGAGAAGGTGTCGGTCCCGGTTGAGCCGGCGCCGACGACGCCTGAGGGGCACGTTTCCCGGCTGGAGACGCTGCGGGAGATGCTCGAACAGTCGCGGTCGGTGGTTGCCGCGTTGACGACGTCCGATCCGACGCGCGCGTACCTCGCGTTGCGGGAGCAGCGGGAGATCCTGCGGGAGATCTCGGAGATTCAGGGCAATGGCCAGTCGACGAAGGGGGTCACCCTTGAAGACCAGCTTGCTGCTGCCAGGGCAGAGCGTGAGCAGCGAGAAGCTGCTCGGGCTGCAGGAGCCTAGCCTTCTCCGTATCCCCGAGCGGGCCGGCTCCCGTGTCGGGGAAGCGCTCGACCTCGCGGCTGTCGCCGGACTTCGGGAGGATCCGTGGCAGGAACTCACGCTCGACGCGATTCTCTCAATCGACGCCTCGGACCGGTGGGTATGCACGGAGTTCGGTGTGCTCGTGAGTCGGCAGAATGGCAAGGGCAACATCATCTTGCCGTTCGAACTCGCGCACCTGTTTCTGTGGCCGAAAGCTGATGGGGAGCCGAAGACGATCCTCCACTCCGCGCACGAGGTGAAGACCGCCGTCGAGGCCTTCCGACGCCTGAAGCGGGTCATCACCTCGTCGCCGCTGCTCATGGGCGAGCTGCTCGGCGGCGAGCGCGGCATCAAGGACAACAACCAGTGGCGCGGCTTCGAGCTCGCGAACGGCAACCGCCTCATCTTCATGGCCAGGTCACGCAACGCTGGCGTCGGCTTTACCGTCGATGTACTTGTCGTGGACGAGGCACAGGAGACTCCTCAGCCCGCAATGGATGCGCTACTGCCAACCATGTCAGCTGTCGACAACACGCAAGCACTCTTCACCGGTACCGTCCCTGACGAGCTGAACAACTCGGAGTACTTCGAAGGAGTGCGCGACCGTGGCCGGGCGGGCACAGACCCACGCACCGGGTGGGCGGAGTTCAACCCGAAGGGGTCGCACGATCCCGACGTCGCGGAGAAGATCGACATTCGAGATCCCGAGGTGTGGCGGGCCGGGAATCCCGGCCTGGGCTACCGGCCGGGCCTGACTCGGGCGACGATCGAGGACGAGATCTCGCGTCTCGATCCTGAGTCAGTGAAGCGGCTGCGCTTCTCGATCTGGCCGAACCGCCGCGAAGAGGACGCCGTGCAGCTCTCCGAGCTCGATATCGCGGTGTGGAAGCGCGTCGCGGGCGACTACCCGGTGAAGGGTGACGGCGGCGTGATCGCGATCGCTGTCGGCCGTGGCGGCGGGTACGCGACAATCTCGAAAGCAATCCGCGTCGACGACGAGCACATCGCAGTCGAGCACCACAAGACCGACCGCAAGGTTCGGTGGGTGGCCGACGACGTCAAGGCACTCAAGGCAGAGCTTGGGAATGCGCTCGTGGTTGTTGACCCGAAGAACGCGGCGATGATCCTCGCGGACCTCGACCGTGTCGGCGTGAAGTACCTGCCGATGAGTATCGACGAGCTCGCCGCCGCGCACTCCATCTTCATCGAGATGTCGAACGACGGCCTCGTGCTGCACCGTGACCAGGCCGAGGTCACGAAGTCGCTCGAGCTCGCGACGACTCGCGCGATCGGCCGCGCCGGCTTCACGTGGGAGCCGTCCGACCCGACGAAACCGATCTCGCACGCCCAGTCGGTGACTTGGGCGGTGTGGGGCGTGATCAAGTCCGAAGCTTCCCCGAAGCGGGAGCCAGCAGTGGTGAGGGGGTATGCCTGATGCTCGATGAGACTGAGCTCGGTGAGCGTTGCGCCGCGGTGATGAAGGATGCGCGCCAGGAGTGGATGCGCCTCCGTAACTTGCAGCGGCACATCGACGGGAAGGTGCTCAGGACGTGGATGCCGGACGGCGCGGACGCGGAGTACAAGGATCTGCTGAACAAGTCGGGCGGCCCCTGGCTTGGGTTCTCGCGCGACGCGATCGCGCAGGGCTGCAGAATCAACGGCTACGCGAACGAGGACATCTGGAATCGCGTGTGGCGGGCCAACGGGATGGATGGTCGGCAGGGCGTGTCCACGAAGGAAGCGGTGGGGCTCGGCAAGAGCTACCTGATGCTGTTGCCCGCTGATGGTGATCAGGGTGTCGTGATGCGCCCGATGTCGGCGCACAACACCTTCGCCGTGTACGCAGACCCGTGGGACGATTTCCCCGAGTTCGTGCTCTACCGCGTGGGTGCTACGAAGCAGGGTCCGACGTTCTGGAACTCGCAGTGGTATGCCTTCGATAGCGAAGGCAGCTACCGGTTCGACGGGTCGCCGTCGACGCCGCAGAATCTCCGCCCTGCCCCGCATGGTCTCGACTTCGCGCCAGTGGTTCGGATCTCGAACTCGCTCGCGTCGGAGGGCGAACCGCAGTCGAGCGTGGAGCCGGGGATCCCGATCTACAAGCGCATCGTCGACGCGACCTTCGCGCTGCAGATGATCCAGAGATACGGTGCGTTCCCTCAGAAGTGGGGTGCCGGTGGAACGCTCGGCGAAGTACGGGTCGCGATCGACTCGCTGATCCACGCTCCTGGCGAGGCCGGTGAGACGGTCCGGTTCGGCACGTTCGAGGCGGCAGACCCTACGAAGATGGTCGCGGCGCTCGAAGCGCATGTGAAGCATCTCGCGGCTGTGCTGCAGGTGCCTCCGCACTACCTGCTGGGCGCCGTGGTGAACATGAGCGCTGAGGGCATCGCGGCTGCGGAGTCGGGCTATCACCGGAACATCGGTGACCGGCGCGACGCGCTCGGCGAAGGGTACGAGCTCGCGCTGCGAACCGGGGCACGGATTCTTGGTGAGTCGGCTGCGGCGAGCGCTCTGACCGATCAGGTGTCCTGGGCGAATGTGCAGTCGTGGTCGCTGGCGCAGGTGTCGGATGCGATCTCGAAGCTCGACGCCGTCGGCGCAGATCTGGGTCGGCTGTTCCAGATGCTGCCGGGTTGGTCGAGGCAGGACGCTCTTGAGTCCGCCGGGAGCGCCAAGGACAAGAAGATGCTCGAGATTGCGGCATCCTCGTCCAGCCAGCCAGCCAGGCGCTGAGCTGAGCGGCGCTACCAATGACCAGGCTGACGCCCTCGGCTCGCTCATCCGTGCCGGTGTCGCACCGGAGGATGCAGCACGCGGTGTCGGCCTCACTGGGCTGCAGTTCACCGGGGCGACCCCGGTCGCGCTGCGGCTCCCCGAAATGAACCTACCCACGCTCGTGGGGATGCAGGATACGGCACCTGCTTGAACATGCCGGCGAAGGAGAACCACCCATCATGTCCACCGAGAACCAGCCTGCGAACGAGAACCCGGCCGGCGACGAGCCGACGGGCGGCGGCAAGCCGGAGTACACGCCCCCGGCATCGCAGGAAGAACTCGACCGCATCGTCGAATCGCGTCTCGCACGCGAACGGTCGAAGTACGCCGACTACGACGACCTCAAGAAGAAGGCAGCCGACCACGACGCGTACCTCGATTCGCAGAAGGACGAGCACCAGAAGGCGCTCGACCAGACGAAGGCCGACACCGAGAGCGCGGTCGCGCAGCGATATCTCTCGAAGCTCGTTTCCTCGGAGGTGAAGGCGATCGCGTCGGCGTTGGGGTTCAACGACCCGTCGGATGCGCTCGCTGTCATCGACGCGGAGAAGCTGCCTGTGAAGGACGACGAGCCCGACACTGAGGCGATCAAGGCCGCGGTCGAGAAGCTCGCGACCGACAAGCCGTACCTCGTGAAGGCGGGGAGCGCTCGTCCCGCGACGCGCCCGCGTCCGAAGCAGGGTGAGCGGCAGGAGTCGGGCCCCGCGAAGGGTCGCGCTGCGGCTGCGCTGCGTCAGCTTGGGGCATCCAGGAAGTCCTCCTGACCCACATCATCAACACCATTCAGGCCGTCCTCTCGGGCGGCCTTTCGCATTGAAAGGGGCCATTCATGGCTGACATCTCTCGCAACGACGTTGCGACTCTCATCCAGGAGGAATACTCGAACGTGTTCCTCGACGCCGCGGCGAGCTCGGAGGGCTCCGCGGTGATCCAGGCGTTCGGTACCGTGCCGCTGGGCACGAAGATCACGAACGCGCCCGTGCTCACGACCCTGCCCGACGCCTACTGGGTGTCGGAGTCGGCTACCGCGCCCGAGGGTGTGAAGCCGACCAGCGAGGCGACCTGGGGCAACAAGCGGTTCGTGGTCGAGGAGATCGCGGTCATCATCCCGGTGCATGAGGATGTGCTGGAGGACATGACCGAGGACGGTCTCGAGGAGCTCTCGAAGCTGGGCGGTCAGGCGATCGGCAAGAAGCTGGACCAGGCGGTCCTCTTCGGTACGCAGAAGCCGACCACCTGGACCGATCCGGCGCTGCTCGCGGCGGCGATCGCGGGCGGCAACGTGTTCCAGATCTCGAACACGCCGGGCGCCGACGACCTCGCGGGGTCGATCTTCCAGGCGGCCGGCGCGGTCGCGGACTCGGGCGCCGATCCGACGACGATCTTCTCCTCGTCGGGCCTCCGCTTCCGACTCGCGAACCTCCGCGCCTCAGACGGTACCGCGATCCTCTCCCGCACGATGGGAGACGCGGGCTCGTTCTCCGACTCGATCGCCGGCCTCGACGCCGCGTTCGTGAAGAACGGCGCCTGGGACCCGGCGCAGGCGACCGCGATCGTCGCCGACAAGTCGCGCGTGAAGATCGGCCAGCGTCAGGACATCACCGTGAAGTTCCTCGACCAGGCCACCCTCGGCACCGGGGCGAACCAGATCAACCTCGCCGAGCGTGACATGGTGGCGCTGCGCTTCAAGGCGCGCTACGCCTACGCGCTCGGCAACACCATCACCGCCAACGGCACCTCCGCGGAGCCGGCGGGCGCCGTGACCCCGGCCGCGGCCGGCGAGGAGGGCTGACCCATGAAGCTCAAGCACGCACAGGGCCGCATCGTCGATGTGCCCGAGAACCTGGCCGAGGGCTACATCGCGCTCGGATGGGAGAAGGTGTCCGGGTCGCCCGACACCTCGGAGCCGACCGCCCCGTCGAAGTCGTGGAAGGTGGACGCGCTCAAGGCGTACGCCACTGAGCACGGCATCGACCTCGGGGCGGCGTCCAAGAAGGACGACATCCTCGCCGCGATCGAGGCTCACGAGACCGGCGGCGACGGTGACGAGGTGTCCGGTTCGCCCGACACCTCGGAGCCGACCATCGCTGAGGCCGAGTAGCAGACGGGAGGGACGGAGACATGGACCTCACAAGAGCGAAGCTGGACCCGTTCCTCCCGACGCTCTCCACCGCCCAGTCAACGAAGGTGAACGCGTGGATCACAGTTCTCGGACCACTGCTCAACCAGAGGTACGGGGACGCCATCACGACGGAGCTGGAGCCGGTGTTCGTCTCGGCGGCAGCAGATGCGATCATTCGGCGCCTCGAACGTCCCCGCTCGGGGGCGTTGCGAGAGCGCGTCGGACCCGCATCGATCGATCGGGACGCGCGCTTCCTGCTCGCAGCGTGGTTCCTGCCCGAGGAGCTCGCGCAGCTCGATGACCTCGTAGGCGCAGGTACGGGTGTGATCCGTTCGCACCGCACGCCCGCGCCGGACGAGCAACGCTTCGGCAATCGCTACCGCCCGGAGGTGCCCGATGAGCTTCCCATCTGGTGAGCAGGTCGTGCGCCTCCGGCGCCGCGAGCTCCTCGACGACTACTCCGGCACGGTGACGCTCGGTGATTGGGAGAGCACCAACGAGTTGGTGCTCGAAGGCGCGTACGTTGCATCGTCATCGACGTCCGCTCGGCGAGATGCGGCCCGGAACGAACTGCTCGAAGAGAAGAGCCTGTATCTGGACGACCCAGCCGCGGACGTACAAGCACAGGATCGGGTCCGGGCTCAAGGCGTGACCTACTCGATCGACGGCATGCCTTCCGCTGATGTGAATCCGTGGACGGGCTGGCAGCCGATCCGAGAGATCCCGTTGACGAGGGTGGTGGGGTGATGGAGTTCCAGAACGGATACTTCGAGTCCCTGCTGCGATCGGCACCAGTCCGCGCGGTCGTCGACGAGGCTACCGAGAGAGTTGCAGTGAAGGCACGGTCGACCGCTCCTGAGGACGGCGGCGACTACAAGCGCAAGATCACGACCGGCGGCAAGATGCAGAAGCGTTACGTCGGCGTTGTGACGGCGAGCGCGCGGCATTCCATGAAGGTCGAGGCCCGCACCGGGAATCTGGCGCGCGCGGTGAGGAGCTCAGGCCGTGGCCGGTGAACTCCTCGACCCAGACATCGAACGCTTCCTCACGGGAGAGATCCGCACCCGCCTTGCGGCACTTGCTGGCGCCGAGTTCCCCGCAGCGAAAGGGCACGTGTCGAATCGGCGCTGGACGCCACCCGCTGCCGCACCTGCCACACCGCCACCGGCGTGGCAGGTGATCGTCCGTGACGACGGTATCAACGACGTCGACCTTTCGCTTGGTGACGCGGGCGTGGGAATCGTGTGCGTCGCAGGCTCTCAGGATAACCCGGGCCCGGCGATCCGGCTCGCGAAGCTCGTGAAGGCGATCGTCAAGGCCTCGCCGCGTCCTGGACCGTCATCCCCAGTAGCCGCGGTCCTCGAGTTCCATGGCCCTTACCCGGTGCCGGAGGACTCGCAGTACGAGCAGCGCTACATGACGTGCTCGCTCGCGGTGGTATCGACACCGCTCTAGACCCACCGATCAACATCCATTTGCCCCTGGCGCTGCCGGGGGCTTTCTCATTGAAGGAGAAGAACCATGGCAGCAGATGCCGAAGGCAACGACATCGGTCTCGTCGGGATCCCCATCACGGGGTTTCTCGCATGGGCGCCGATCGGTACCGCAATCCCGGCGAAGTCGGAGGGTGCGGAGCTCGATCTCGAGCTCGCCGCCGCGTTCGCGAAGGTCGGCCTGATCAAGCAGGACGGCGGTTTCGACTGGACCGGCGAGGCGTCCGGCGACGCGATCGAGTTCTGGCAGGAGGGCTACTCGGTCCCCACCGGTCTCGCGAACGTCACCATCGCCGCGACTCTCGCCGAGCACAAGGCGAAGAACCAGGAGCTCCTCTATGGGGAGGCTCCGGACGCCGACGGTGCCGCTGACATCGAAGAGGCGTCGAACGACAAGCGTGTCGTTCTGTTCTCGCATGAGGTGTTCAAGAGCGGCTGGATCCGTCGTCGGGCGATGCCGAACGTCGGCGTGCAGCTCGTGAAGCTCGACAAGTCCGAGCGCGGCAGCGTGCAGGGCCAGGCTGTCACGTTCAAGGTCGACCGATCGGGGGCGGTGGGTAACCGCCACTACCGGCAGTGGATCATCCCGCCGGTCCCGGTCACCCCGTAACAGGCCCCGGGGCAGCGCTCGGTGGGTGCGCTGCCCCGGTTACTCCCCTACCCACCGCTCACCCACCACACGAAGGAACCCACCATGAACGAGAACCCCACCCCCGAGGCCGTCGACGAGGCTACCGACCCCCTCGAGGAAGAGCTGCTCAACGTCGACGAGTACGAGATCCCCGTCGTAGAAGACGACAGCGACGATCGCTTCCCCTGCTTCATCGCCGGGTCGACGCTGATCGTTCGCCTCGAAGATCCCGGCGAGCTCCGGCTCCCCCTCAAGCTCTCGTACAACCAGATCCAGGATCTGAAGGGCCGCACGTCTGAAGACGCTGACGAGCTCGATCAGCTCCTCGTTCTGCTCGAGATCATCGGCGACGCGAAGACCGTCGAGACGCTGAAAGATATCGACATGGCCGACGCGATCGCGGTATCGCTGCTGTTCTTCCGCGCGTGGAAGCAGCGGACGCAGGTGTCGCTGGGAAAATTGCGACGCTCGCCGCGACGGTAAAGACCTATCGCGCCGAGCTTGCCTTCGACTTCCGGCACGAGTTCGGGGTGCCCCTCTCTGATATCGGGGAGGGCATCCCGTGGCCGGAAGCGATCGACCTGATCGATGAGCTCGGAAATCACCCGGGCTCGCATTACTGGTCGTCTTTGAACGGTATGGCATCGCCGACGACTTACGGCGAGATCGCATCGATCCTCCACGCGACGCGAATGATCAACCTCTACCGACCGGACGGGGCGGAGCCGGTGCAGTTGCCGAGCCCGTTCCCAGAGCGTGGCTCGCCTGAGGCTGACGTCACCCCGGAGGAGCGCGACGAGCTCGTGGAGTATGCGCGAGCCACTGCACCGTTCTCGCTCGACGACTGAGAGGAGGCCGACTGTGGCGACTCAGGTAGGTGTCGGCGAGGTCGCGATCGTCCCGACGATCAAGGGGTTCCGCCGCGCGGTGGGCGCCGAGGTGGATGCCACCACGAAGGAAGCCAAGGGCGCCTTCGAGAAGGGATTCGCCTCGGCCGGGACCAAGGCGGGCACTGACTCGGGTAGAGGCTTCCACTCTGCATTCGGTGGGGAGACGAAGAAGACCGTCGAGCAGCTCACGAAGAGCATGCGCTCGGATGTGGCGAAGGCCGCACGCGAGGTGTCGCAGGCGCGACTCAAGGAGCAGGACGCTGCAGGCAAGGTGCGCCTTGCCGAGGTCCAGCTCGCCGAGGCTCGCAAGAAGTACGCGTCTGATTCGTCTCAGGTCGTCCGCGCGGAGGAGCGCCTGCAGGCCGCGCAGCGCACGCTCTCGGCCAGGCAGGAAGAAACGAAGTCTTCGACCGACAAGCTGAGCACTGCGCAGTCGCGCCTCGCGGATGCGACCGATAAGGCGGAGCGCGAGCTCAAGCAGGTCGAGAACGCAGCAGACGGCGCTCAGGGCGGCTTTGGTGAGCTGACACGCTCAGCTGACCGAGCGGGCACTGAACTCAGCTCTGTCGGCGACTCAGGTGGCAAGAAGTTCTCTGGCGGCATCGCCTCCGGCATTGGCAAGGCTGCCCCCCTGATACTTGGGGCCGTCGCAGCGCTCGGCATCGCGTCGATGGTGAGCAACGCGATCGACACCGCAGTGTCGTCGGTCATCAACTACGTGAAGGACTCGGTCAGCGCCGCGTCGAGCCTCGAGCAGTCGATGGGTGCAGTCGACGCGATCTTCAAAGAGAACGCGGAGACCATCAAGGCGTGGTCGGCCGAGTCTGCCCAGTCTGTAGGCCTCTCGCAGGTCAAGTATCAGGAGTTCGCGACGGTCGTCGGCGCGCAGCTCAAGAACATGGGTCTCCCCATGGGTGACGTGATATCGCAGACCGGGAACCTCATCTCCCTCGGAGCCGATCTGTCCGCCCAATTCGGCGGAGAGACTTCGGATGCGGTGGATGCTCTGTCGTCCGCACTTCGTGGGGAGCGAGATCCGATCGAGCGCTATGGCGTTTCGATCAAGCAGGCGGACATCAACGCTCGCCTCGCTGCGAAAGGCCTAAACGAACTCGAAGGCGACGCTCTCAAGGCTGCGGAGGCCAACGAGACGCTCGCGATGATCTACGAGCAAACCGCTGACGCCTCGGGTACCTTCGCCCGTGAGTCGGACACGCTTGCCGGCCAGCAGCAGCGACTCACCGCTGAGTGGGAAAACGCGCAGGCGAAGCTCGGCACATCGCTCATGCCGACGCTGACGGAACTCGCGAAGATCGCGAACGACGAGCTCGTGCCCGTCCTGAACGATGTCATCGATCAGGTAGGCCCCGAGCTCGGAGCCGCAGTCAAGGAGGCGGCGCCTTCCCTGATCGAGCTTGCGAACGCGGTCGCCGAGAACCTCCCGAAGTGGATCGAGCTCGGAACCGATGCGCTACCGGTCATCGTCGATGCCCTCGAAACAATCACTCCGATCCTCGTGGATGTCGCGAACGCGTGGGGCGTCTGGGGCGAGCAGATCAGTGCGCTGCTGGGCTGGCTGTCGGGCGACTCGAGCCTGTCTGAGACTGCTGAGAAGCTCGGCGGGATCGCGGGCTCATCGGAATCGGTGCTCGATGCGATCTCCGATCTGATCATCTGGTTCAACGATTTCTCGGTCGTCGTGGCGGAGACCGTCGGCCCCGTGATCGCGTGGCTGTCGGAGAAGTGGACCGAAGTGAAGTCCGGACTCGAATCAGTCCGGCAGTTCTTCGCTGATATCTGGCAACAGATCGGCCTCGCCCTCGGCGGGGCGCTGCAGTTCATCGTCGGCCTGATCACCGGCAACATGGATCTAGCCAAGCAGGGGCTCGACCAATTCCTCGGCGCAGCCCGGAGCATCTGGCAGAACGTCTCTGGCGCCTTCCGGTCCGGGGTCGAGTCGGCGGTGAGCTTCGTGACCGGTCTCCCCGGCCGGATCGTCTCCGCTCTGAGCGGTGCTGGATCGTGGCTCGTCTCGGTGGGTCGGGATATGGTGCAAGGCTTGATCAACGGCGTGAACGACATGGTCTCAAACGCCGTGCGTGCTGTCACCAATCTCGGCAGTTCCATGGTGAGCAAGGTGAAGTCGTTCCTCGGCATCGCCTCGCCGTCGAAGGTGTTCAAGCAGCTTGGCGTGTGGACTGGTGAAGGCCTCGTCATCGGGCTCGACAGCCAGCGCTCGAAGGTTGAAGCATCGAGCGTTGGGCTCGCGTCCACGCTTGCTGATGCCTTCTCTGGTGGGAGCGGGAACTCCCTGCAGACGAGAGTGTCGGCAGTGATGGATCTTGCGCTCGGCGGCACCCAGCTCGCAGTGGCGGGAGGGGTCCCGGCCGCCGGGAGTGCCGGTGGCGCGTCCACGGTGGTGCAGATCAACGGCCCCGTGTACGGCAACCCCGAAGGCGTGGCCGAGGAGATCGACAAGAAGCGCCGCCGAGCGGACGCCGTCTATGGTGTGGGAGGTATCCGATGATCCGTCACGAGCTGAGGATGCCGCACCCCACCCAGGCGGCCCGGTTCGTCGTGTGGGATCTCACGGAGGCCCGATATCGGATCGAGACCGCGGCTGGCACCGTCGTCTCTTCCGGTGTCGGGCCTCGCGTCGCTACCGGCATCGAAGGCATGGGCGGCCCCGGAATCGACGTGTTCGCGCGCGAGACACCGCGCGGCGCCGGCCGCGTCCGCACCGGCACCCGCGCGAAGCACCGCACCGCCTTCCTCCCCGTCGTCTTCGAGCAACGCGGCCAGGAATGGGTGACCGTCCAGCGGCTGTTCTGGTCGTGCCTGTCCCCGGACCGGGATGCCGCATGGCGGGTATACGCGTCCGATGGGTCGTGGCGTGAGCTGCTCGTCTTCCTAGACGAGAACGCTACGGTCTACGCTCACGATCCGACGGAGATCCGACAGGTCATCGGCGTAGCGCTCACCGCCGACAACCCGTTCTGGTTGGGCCCGGAGCAACTTGCGGTGACGGCCGTCCAGCCGTCCGTCGAACCGTTCTTCGGCGCGTCGAATGCCGCACCCCCGTTCTACATCGTGCCGGGTGCTCAGGACGGTTCTACGGGGCTGACGGTGGCCGGTGATGTTGAGGCGTGGCCGACGCTCACGATCCTGGGTCCCGCGAGCGCTTTCAGCACGCAGCCGCTGTTCGTGGAGTCGGCTGTGTCGGCGGAGATCCCGGTGTCGGGGTCGGAGCAGCTCGTGCTCGACTTCGATCCGACGGCTCAGGCGGCGATGCTGCGCGCTAAGGGTGCGACCAGCGGCGGCACGAACGTGACCGCGCAGCTCACCGGGCGTGCGTTCTTCCCGATTGCGCCGACCTTCGAGCCCGACGTGCAGGTAGTGCTGCTCACACTGGCCGGTGCGGGCGAGGCGCGGCTTTCGTACCGACCTAGATATTGGAGGGCGATCTGATGGCACTGCTCGACGATAGCTTGGAGATCCGGCTGTGCTCTCCCGACTACCAGGAGGACTGGGGTGTGCTCGGTGACCCGATGCACGTCGTGCTCACGAAGATCCGGTCGTCGGCAGATGTGCTGGAGATCGGGGTGGATGCGGACTCGCCGCAGCGGGAGCTGCTGATGCGGGAGATGTGCGGCGTCGTCGTCAAGTTCCGCGGCCGGTGCGAGTTCATCGGGCACGTCTACCTGCGTAACGGTGGGGTTCGACCGGACGCCGCTATCACGGTGTACGCGCGCAGCGAGGACGAGGTGTTCGATAACACGCTGGCCTGGGTGATGCCGACGCCCGCGGTCTACTCTAACTCTTGGGGCGGCCTCTACTCCTCCGCGAAGGTCGAGCCGGAAGCGGCAAAGGACACTGCGCAGTCGTTCCCGGATCCGTTCCTAGATCCGGGACACTACATGTGGTCGTGGCCGTACACGAACGCTGAGCTGTGGGACTGGAAGCGGGTTCCGACATTCGCTGGCGAGCTGCTGTGCCCGCTGCTGATCAACAACCTCCGGCGGGTCGGCTATCTCTCTCGCGGAACTCTGTGGAGCGGGCCGGAGGAGGTGTTCTCGTCCGGCATCGGGTTCGGCACGTCGAACGGCGCACCCTACGAGGTCGTGAACGCGCAGGCATGGACGTCGCCCACTGACGCACCCCCGTGGATGAACGGGTTTGACGGGTTCTCGCCCCGACTTCACACGCTGCGGGAGACGCTAGCGGCGTTCCAGGCGTGGGCCGACGACACCACAGAGCGGAGCTTCAATGTGTTCGCGCGCGGAGAGATCGGCGGCGGCCCGTGGAACGTCCGTATCGGGATCGAGCAGGCACCAGCCACCTACCCGGTGCCGCTGTCGGTTTCGGCGGGAACCGTTATCGACGGGAGCTGGTCGATATCAGATCACACCGGGTCGCGCGTGATCCTCGGCGGCCCCGGCGAGCAGGAGCAGCGCATCTTTCAGGAGCGCCAGCAGCTCGACCGGGAGCAGCACGGCCGCGTCATCGAGGTGTTCAAGGACGCGACCGGGGCGAAGCTCATGTCGCTCAACCAGCAGGGGTATGAAGATTTCCCGCGCTACTACTTTGTCGATTCGACCGTGCCGCAAGGGTACAAGGATCGCGCCCGCCGATACTTCGATCAGCAGGGCGTCCGCTATCTCGCTGAGGCGTCGCCTGAGACCGAGGTATCGGTGGAGCTGCAGGAGACGAGCGAGATCCACTACGGCGGCGAGTCCGGCTACGTCCTCGGCCAGATCGTCTCGATTGACCTGGGGTGGATGGTGCTGCGAAAGCGCATCGAGAAGGTCACGATCACGCTCTCCCGCGAGGACGGGCTAAAGGTGACCCCGCAGGTTGGGTCTGAGGTTGCGTCGTCGGATGAGGTGCAGGCGCGCGCACTGCGGGCGGTCGCCGATCGCCAGCGCAGAGACAACTCAAGCAGATAGGAGAGCCAAATGGCTATGACAATCGCGGGCTTCCAGGGCACCGTTTCGGAGACACAGTGGGCGCAGATCATGACCGCCGTGGCGCAGAAGTACACGCTCACCTCCGGGGATCCCGTGCGCTCGTCCGGTCGGACCCTGCTCATCGACCCTCGCGCATCGGTCGGTGCCGGGGTGTTGGTCGCGACCGACACCCTCACATCGGTGACGGTGCCGGCACCCGCAACGGGGCAGTGGCATCTGCTCGTGTTGCGCCGCACCTGGGGGGCGTCTCGCTCGGCGCAATACATGCTGATCCCGGGCGCGACCGGCCCGAACTCAGCGCAGACCGCCCCACCGACTACGCTGCCCGCCGGCCGCAACCAGTCGGTCGGTGTCGTTGATGACGAGCCGGTTGCGTGGGTGTACGCGCGGTCCGGCACCACCGAGTTGCAGCTCTGGCAGTTGAGCGAGCGCGTCGTTGAAGGGACGTTCACGACAGCACTCGCGGGATCGGTCGCGACGGCGTCGGGGTGGTACTACCAGGACCAGACGCAGGTGCTCTTCTCCACTCCGTTCTCTCGCCCGCCCCGTTTGCTCTTTTCCACTGAGACCCCGTGGGGAGCCGTGCAGGTCGACCAGCTGTTCGAGGTCACCGGGGCCGGATTCCGGTTGAGGTCGATCCGCCTCGGTGTGCAACCCATCCCAACGAAGGGCTCGTTCCGAGCCATCGGACCTGTCTAGGAAGGGATCTGATGGTCACCGAAACAGAACTCGCCGCCTACGTGCAGCGCGTCCGCTACCAGTGGATCGATGTCGACCGGGTGTTCGGCGCGCAGTGCTGGGACCAGTGGTCGCACTACGCGACGAACTTCCTCGGCGTGCCGTCGTGGCCGACGTACACGAACGCCGGCGGCACGCACCCGCACTCGGGATACGCCTGCAACGTCTTCCACAACGCTGCCCGTTCGGGCCTCGGGCAATGGTTCGAGATCCTGCCCGCCACCGCCACGCCACAGCCCGGGGATGTGGCGTTCTGGGAGTACGGATCCGCCTGGTATCCGCTCTCGCACGTCGCCACTGTTCTTGAAATCACGCACGGCGGGCGAATGCTGCGGTGCCTCACCCAGAACCCCGGCACGGTACAGGTATCGGACCTCGTCATCGATGGTCTCATTGGATATCTCCGGCCCCGCGCAATCTCTGTCGGCATGGTCGACACCTCACGCACCGCGGCGATCGCCGCTTCTCACAAGCTGGCCGCGCTCGCACGTGCTCGGCGACGAAAGGACGACCCCATGCATTTCGTAGCACTCACAGAAGGAGCCCGACAGGATGGCTCTGCAGCTTACGCGATCTACCGCCCCGGGCACGCTGGCTCGTGGGAAGAGTTTGACAGCGCAGGCCTCCGCGGTCGCGCCGCGGATGCGATGGCGTCGCAGTTCGGGCAGCCGACCGTCCTCTCGGCTGCTCGCTGGCTCGAGCTGAAGGCGAAGTACGCGTGACCGTCACAGCGGTCCTCCTCATCGGTCTCGGCCTCGCATTCGCGGGTGCCGGGGCCACCCTCGGAGCTCACATGATGCTGCGGCGGCTCACGAATCGGAGGCGCGAATGACGGAGGAACAACTGACACGCCTGTTTGGCGACATCACCGTGGTGCAACTCGTGCTCTGGGCGCTCGCGGCTTTCGTGCTCATCGTCGCGATCGTGAAGGTGTGGCCGCTGCTGCGTCGGTTCGTCCAGACGATCGACGCGCTCGCGGAGCTGCCCGCGAAGATGCGCCTCCTCGATGAGATCCACCACGAGGTGCGCCCGAACACCGGCACCAGCCTCAACGATGCCGTGCGCCGCGTGGAAGCTGAGCAGACTCGCCAGGCGGTGCAGCTCGACCAGCAGACACAACAGCTCGCCGAGACCACGGAGAAGCTCACCGGCCTGCAGCAGCTCATGGAGACGGGCGATGACGAGCTCTCCGAGCGCGTCACTGACATCGAGAAGACCCTCAACCCCCGGAAGGAGCAGTGATGTTCACTCTCGTTTTCTGGCGCGACGCGATCGAGCGCGCCATCAAGACCGCAGCCCAGACCGCCACGGCCCTCATCGGCACCGGCATGGTCGGCATCCTCGATGTTGACTGGGTGCAGGTGGGATCCGTCACGCTCGTGGCGGCTGCACTGTCTGTGCTCACGTCGATCGGGTCAGGCCCGGTCGCGGATCCTGGCACGGCTTCGCTCGTGCGTCGTGGCCGGTACGCCGCCGACTGACCCCTATCGAAAACTAGGGAAAATCTGGTTTTCGTTTTCTTTACGCACTGCGCCCCCGCGCTCACTCTCACGAGTGGGTGCGGGGGCGCTTGTTGTGTTGAGGAAGGCGGGTGCCCCGGCCTTGGGGAAGGCCCCACATCGCAGCGTCCACGAAATGGGGTGGGAATCCGGAGCACCCTAGGCACAGAGTACCCCGTGGAGTTGGGCCTGCCGGTACTCACAGCAAGCCGTGATGTAGGAGGTGGACGCGAGACCCGCCGTCACCATCAATTGACGGGCTGCCCCTTTTCGTGCGTTTACGGGGCGCGTAGCCTGGGCGCATGTGCGGGAGGGTCATCGTCGACTACGACGAGAACATGGACGTAGCGGGTGGAAGCGAGCTGGCCGAATGGCTGACGGCGCGACCCACTGGATACAAGCCTTCATGGAACGTGAAGCCGACACAGCAGATCCCGGTCGCGCTGACCTCCACGAAAGACGGGGCGAAGCGATTTGAGATGGCGCACTGGTCCTTGGTGCCGCCGTGGGCGAAAGAGATGAAGTCTCGGTATCCCACGTTCAACGCCCGTTCGGAACAGCTTTCGGAGAAGGCGACATTCAAGGGGCCGCTCAAGCGGCAACGGTGCGTGATCCCCGTCACGGGTTTCTACGAGTGGACGGGGGCGAAGACCGCTCGCACTCCACACGCGATCTTCGGACCCGCGCAGATCCTCCCGATGGCTGGCCTGTACTCGTGGTGGCGTGAGCCCGATGCCGCTGAGGGTGAGGGGTGGCACCTCACGGCTACGATTCTCACGCGAGCCTCGGCAGGAGTGATGACCGACATTCATGACCGCATGCCGGTCTTCATGGCAGATGAGCTGCTGCAGGACTGGCTCGACCCCGAGACCGAGGGTGACCAGCTACTCGTCGACGCGGTGTCGGAGGCGTCGGCGCCAATCTCGGAGCAGCTGCACGAGTGGGCGGTGCGCCCACTCAGGGGTGACGGTCCTGAGTTGATCGAGCCAACTTGATATCACCGCGGGGCATCTTGCTCATGTTCGGGTACCCCGGGGCCGGGCCGACAGTGTCCCTTGCTCTCTTGAGCGCTTCGGAGTTGTCCCAGAGCACGGCACGGTCGGCTTCTTCGAGGCTGCCGTAGATCCCATGCATGCGTCTCCGGGCAGGCACCGCATTCCAGACCATGAGCAGGAAGCGGGCCTCTCCCCCAGTGTCGGTGACGCGACTCACGAGGGCCTTGGGCTGGGCAGGGTGCTCGCGCATGATGATCCAGGTGTCGGTGTCAATCTGAATCGGGGCCGGGTTGGACATCACACCTCCATTCGAAACTATGTTCGAAAAGGGTACGCCGCTCCCCCGACATTTACGGCTCATCGCATTTGAGGGTGTAGTCGTGGTCTGAATCCGCCGGCCTCGAGCAGGGATCTCGCGATGTAGTGGGCCAGGTTTCGGAAGCCCAGTGCCGAGCCACGCAAGTGCTCGAGTCTGCCGTTGATTGCTTCGGTCGGTCCGTTCGAAGTTCTTGGGTGATCGAAGTACGCGAGGATGTCTGCCCGGCGCCGGTCGAGCGTGTACGCGAGCTTGCGGAGTTCGACGAACCAGGATGGCGTGGTGGCTTTCACCGTGTCGATCAATTCACGGAGCCGACGTCTGCCGTTTCCCGAGAACTTCTCCCGATACGAGTTCACGACCTGTTGGTAGACCCGCCACGCACGCCACACATCCGCATGCGCGGGGTCAGAGAACACTGCGTCGAGCTTCGCTTGTTGTTTCTCGGTGAGGAACGCTTCGCCGGTGCGCAGCACTTTCCGGATCGCGTAGAGGGGATCGCCCCGGCGTCCGCGGTGTCCGAGCGTTTCCTGCTGGACTCGCTGCCGCACCCGATCGAGCGCGTCACCGGCGAGCTGACCCACGTGGAA